CGTCGCCTACCGACTCGTCACCGAAGCCACCACCACCGCCCTCGACGAGCTTGATGATCTGGACGTCGTTCAGGTAGGCCGTAACGCCACCACCGAAGCCCTCGTAGCTCGAGAAGGCACCCTTGACCTTGATGGTCGAGCCAGCGATGCGCTGCAGGCCTTCCGTGTTGCGGATCGGGTTGCCCTTGGCATCGAACAGCTTCGGCTTCTTCTTGCTCTTGAACGTGAAGGTGACCGTGTCGTCATCGTTCTCGACGAACGGCATCTTGATACCTTCCGGCATCACAACCTTCTTGGTCTTCTTGTCGAGGACAGCGAGTTCGTTGGCTTCCTCACGCGCCAGGTCCATGAGGGACTCGGCTTGCGCTGCCGGGATGGTGATGCTCGTCTTGTACTTGCCCTCGGCATCGAACTTAGTGTCCGGAGTGACGAGGTTGGAATAGCCTGCAGCGCCCTTCGGCGTCGTGAAGTTTTTCATGAAGTGTGGTTCTCGGGGTTGGGTCAGTCGTTGAAGTAGGGGTCTTGCGGGATGAAGGCGTTGCGGCCTTCGAGGGAGTTTAGGTCGTAGCCGAGGGCCATGAAGCCCACAGCAACGTCCAGGGGCATCGGGTCAGCGGTGCCGAATTCTTGGTCGTCCATCGTGTGTTCCGTGATGTTGTACAAGATCGTGTTGTACAGAAAAACAAGCGGGCCGGAATTGGCCGGGTCTTTCTTTCTATAGTGCGTCCTAAATGCAAAAAGGCCCCGTAGGGCCTTGTATTACGTGGTGTTGTACAGATTATGCGAACGCGTACGGCGACTGCTTGATCAACTGCAGGTCCAGGGTGCCCTTCGCGGGGAGGCCCAGCTTGCCGAGGTCCTTCATGCTCTTCTGCAGCTTCGTCATGACAGCAGCGTCCTCGCACGTCGAGACCAGTTCCATCATGTCGTCGACCGCATTCGTCAGCACGCCCTCGAGCGGCTCGTTGTTCTCGTACATCTCAACGAACGCCTCGCGGATCAGTCGATTGAACTTGGGCATCTGATTCGGCAGGGCTGCGAACGAGTCGTGGATCAACAGGAAGTCGTTGATGCCATTGTCGACGCACTTCAGCACGCTGAGACCCAAATGCGCACCATCGAGCGAATGCACGAAGTTCGGAGCGCACGAATTTCTGCACTTGTGCTCCAAAAGCTCCTTCGTGTAGCCCATGACAATCTGCGGGTCATAGCGCACCGGCACGTTGACGTCACGGCTCCACAGGGTCATCTTCAGGCGCTTGACGTTCGGCTTGTAGTACGCGTTCTCCACCGGGAGGCCGAGGGGGGTGACCCATCGCATCGGGATGTTGTGACGCGCCAGGATGCCTGCGACCTTCTGCAGCCACTCCATCGCATCGGCAGCAGCCTTAACGGTCTCCTTCACAGCCGCCATGATGTGCGCAGCCAGGTAGTGTGCCGCCGGGACTTGCTCTGCCCACTCAGTGCCGAAGATCTCGCGGCCCTTGCCTTCAACGTCGATGATGTCCTCTACCAGTTGGTCCGCGAAGCCTTTTTGCTTGCTCCCGTACACGAACGTCATAACGGCACGCTTGCAGACCTTGCGGTCGATACCGTAGTCGATCCACTTCTGCGCCCACTGGGACTTCTCCGGGTCCGTCAGATCAGCCTGGACCAGCGGCAGCACGATGGTCGATGCCTTGCGGTAGACGTCCTGCGGGAGTTCCGAGGGCAGCAGGTTCACGTAGGAACCGCCTTCCGGGTCACGGAGGAGCGCCGAGAAGTGCTGCAGGCCCGAGCACGAACCGTCAACCGCGACCGGGATGTGGCAGACGTAGCCTTCGGGATCCTTCATGTAACCGTCGAGCGCCAGGCACGCGGCCAGGTAGCAGAACGGGCTGTCAGCGCCTTGCCACAGGGGCAGTGCAGCCAGAGGGTCTTCAGCGATAGCGCGGACGGTCGACAGGTTCTCGTCAGTCCACTGGACCCGGCGGTCGTGAGAGGCCTTGTCCATGGCGAGACCATCCACTTTGAACGCGCCAGTCGTGGCCACGTGCCACTTGAGCCAGTAGACGCCGTCCTCGTTCAACACCTCGCCTCGGGCCAGTTCATACAGCCCCTTCGCGAAGTCCGCTCTCTGATGATTTAGACCCGGACGCGCATAAACGCGACCACGCCAATCGTCCGTATGCGGCTGCCATAGCGGAGCGCCAACATACTGCTTGGCTTCAGCGATGGCCGACCGGATTGCGTTGCGCTTGGCGCGGATGGCCGCGTTGTCCTTGCGCATCTTGACGGCCTTCTTCGGCTCCTCGTCCTTGGCGATCTCGAGCGGCTTGCCCGGGACCTTGCCGACAGCGATGCCCGACACGAAGCAGTGCTCGAGAACCTCGAGAACCTTCGCATTGAGCATCAGGGGCACGTCCTGGACAGCATTCAGGGCACGGACGAACGGGGCGTTAGCTTTCGCGGCCTCGTCGATCAGCTTGCGGACCTTCTTGTTAGGCGTGGACACAAGCGGGACCGTCTTGGCGACCCGTTGGTCATTGTAGGCACCAGTGTCGATGGCGGTCCAAGGGTTCGGACGCGTGACCATGGGCTGGTAGACCGGGTGCATGAACTGCTGAATCTCAGTCATGTTGTCCATCTCGGTCTGCGCGGCCTCGGTGAACTTCAGGGTCGTGCCACCAGTGAACTCATCGCCTTCAACCGTATGGAACATGTCCATCGCGGGCAGGGCAATGTTGATTAGGTTCAGGCCAACCTTGATGAACTCGTCGGGCGTGCGCTCTTCGCCAGCAGCCTCGAGCAGGTCGGCCCCTTTCTTCTCGCCAGAGCGGGCCGAGGTCACCTTGCGACCGACCAGCTTCTGCAGTTCGGCCTTGGCTCCCTTGTCCTTCTCGGCCTTGGCTTGCTCCGCGAGCTTCAAGCTGGCCATCTCGGCCTCGACCTCGAAACCGATGGTGTGCGCCATGTCCGTGACCGTGCGGTCGATGGCCGCGCCGTTGAACAGGGTACGCAGGGTGATCGCCGTGAGAAGCTCGTGGTCGACCATCGCCAGCACAGCAGCGTGAGCCGCAGGGCGACCACGGCCCTTGGCAGCAACCTCGGCAGCAGCCGTAGCGAACGCCACGACAGCCTTCTGGAAGGCCGAGGCGAACAGCTTGTTCTGGTTGCGAGCGATGTCCCCTGCATACAGGGCACGTTCGTTGTTGTCGGCGTAGCGTTGGGCACCACGCTCGATCATCGACGCTTCGAGATCAGCCTGGCGGGCGTAGTTCAGATCGAGATTAGTAAGGTTCATGTGGTGCTCCGTGGTGTTCGTTGAGTTGTTGCTATCTTACCGTGCGTCACCGCACAATGCAACACGAAGTTGTACAAGAAAAAGGTTGCGGTGCTATAGTGCGGCCTAATTCCAACCCCTTGATTTTTCGTGAGATTCGTTAGAGAACCTCTGGACTGAATTAGGACGCACTATAGAAAGGGGACCCTTCGGGTGTCCTTCGGACGCAGACCAGCAATGGAGAACGAATTAGGACGCACTATAGAAAGAAGACCCCATCAAGGGGGTAGGGGGTCCTTAGAGACCCTAGGATCCTTAGGGTTATTCCTAGGACCATAGAACCTGAGAGTGTTTTTCATTAAGGGTGTTTTTCTAGGATCAACCTAGGGACACCTGATGTACCTTTGATTCACTTGGATCACCACGAGAGTCCCCAGGACCCCACACACACCGAGGCGACACAGCGCCAACAGCAACCATAACTATGGTCGCCCTCGGGAACGCTAGGGACTCCCGTGATGCTCCTTTTTCCGTACAACACCAAACAATACAACACACAATGGACAATCAGCACAAGCAGATCAAAGGCTACCGGGACCTGTCCCAGGCAGAGATCGACGCAATGAACAGGGGCAAGCAGCTTGCTTCCCAAGTAGGGGCGTGGATCGACTCCTTGCAGGCCCAAGGTGCTGACCTCGATCAGCGCTCGGTCGCCCTGGGGAAGACAAACCTCCAACAGGGTTTCATGTGGGCTATTCGTGGTATCGCACAGCCGACCACGTTCTGACCTACAGTTTCCTCAGTAGATACCGTAAACTTCACGGTAAACCACGGTCACTGGGGAGACCAACATGCACTTCATCATCGGCTTCGTTCTACTCGTCCTGGCCTTCGGGTTGTTCCCGAGGGTAGCCCTGGCCTTCACGGTCCTGGGGGCCTTGGGGGTCGCAGGGTTCTTCGCTGTGCTCCACTTTCTACCCTAGCCCTCCCATACCAGCCGGGAGGGTCCCCCAAGACCATGGTGCAACGCCATGGCCTCGTCTACCTGCAATAGGTAGGCTCGAGCGTGCCCTTTCGATTGTTCGGCCATCCACCGTCATCGGATACTCTCTCTCGCTCCCTGAGAGGGCACACTCGAGCCAATTTCCCGAGCAACGAAAATCGACCTTTTCAGGAAGGGCCAAAGAATTTTTACGGGGGCCTACTTTCGTAGCCCTAAATTTCTGGATTTTCCCTGTTACGTCCGGCCCAGTCCCAAGACCAGAGACGCCCATCGGGTAGTCAGGATGCGGAGCGACTGGGTTGGACCCCCCCTCAGATCACCGGATTTCACCCCTCGCCGAGCGCCACCGAGCCTCTCGGCAGACGTCAGACCCCCTCCGAAGCACGAATAGGGTTTGCAAGGCCTTCCAATGGCCCGCCATGCCACTGCTAGGGGGCGGTTGGTAGGTAGTAGCCAAACCATCGGCAGGCCCTCAGAAGGGCTGTAAGCACTCCTAAGCAGCATTCGTTTCCTCGCTTGTCTATAAGCCTTCAGAACGGCCCGCAGTGTGCCAAGCTATGTCGGCACCCACAGACCCTCACGAACCCGTTAAACGGCCCTGTAGACACCCTGCATCACGTATGCACGGACGAACGCCTACGGCCCTGGGGGTTCCCAGGGTCTAAGGAGTACGGACGAGCGCCTACAGGGCCGCGTGGGGCCTTTCTTTCTAAACCGTCGACAAATAGCAAAAGCCCCGCGTATTGCAGGGCCTCAGCTATTGACCGTCATGGCCGCGAATGATCCGGATTTTTCCAGGTAGTTCTATGGTGACTTTGCCTCCCATGGTTGACGATAGCTCCAATGCTAACGCCTGGGTCAGCGCGTGGACTAACTCAGGCGTAGGACGGATTGCCCTGGCGTATGCCTCCAGGGCCTGCGATACTGGCTTAACGGACGGGCGCATTGTGCGTGCTGAACGTGCCGTTGGAGTAGCTCGCGCCATTGGTGCCCGCTGCAGTCCGCAGAATCTGCAGGGCATTGACGATTTGTTCAAGGGTCATTTGATCACCGATACTGTTTTGCAAGAAACGCTTGCGTGTCGTATCCGAAAATACGGTCAGGAACGATTGTGTCGTCACGTTCAACGAACCAGTCACATGTGTCGAGCGTGTACCCCTCGGCATCGACATGCGCATTTCCGTACACGCTGTGTTGAGCATTGCCAAGGTAACTCGCCGTTTCTTCTGCTTCTGCGCGAGTTTTGAACGGACCAGCCACAAGAATGCACGCCATGATGAAACCTCAAAGATAGATAGCCAACACAAGCCCCGCGCAACCCGCAAGGCACAAGAGAACAGCCGAACCGAAAAGGATGGCTGCAGGGTCGATGCGATTAGCGATCACTCTGCGTCTTCCTCGTCATCCAGCAAACCCGCACAGGTCATTGCATGTGCGATACAGGATTGGAACTCCTTCACAGCCTCGTACGAATCCAACCATTCAGTTATCGAGTGACCATACGTGACTACGTATTCGTGATCGTTCCCTGGTACATGCTCCAGCGTAACGGCGTGTTGTGTGGCAATGGTCGTAGCTGCAATGGTCGTTCTCATGGTTGGTCCTTTGATTGTTGGTCTCATCAGTCACGGCGTTACCGTGAGACCCCTTGCGGGGTTTCGACCTTTACAGTTTCGGCAGATACACCTGCTTCGTGTTTGTGTACCCACGGTTGAGCGCGTACGTGTGCTGTTGCTGGATCATTTGACCCACTTGGTCTTTCTTGCCAGCTACAACGTTTATGTCCTTACCGCGATACATTAGGGAAACGAACCAGCTACCGTGCGCGTTACGGCACTCGCCAATTTCCATCGTTGCTACTTTGTTCTTTTGCATGGTTGGTTTCCCTTGGTTGGTCTCATCAGTCAGCGCCTTACGCTGAGACCCTCATGAGAGGGTTTCGACCTTGGTTCCCTTAGCCGATCACCGATGCACTAGTGACCGGCGGATGACTCTTCTAGACATTTTGATCCTGTATGACAGTGTGATGTGTTGTACAAGTCAGACCGAAAACTTGTCCGCGTAGTTTGTCATGATGAACACGTAACCATCATTCGAGAATGCTGAGACGAACTCACGATCCTTGTATCCGAGCTTCTCGCACAGTGCCTTAACTGCCTCGAAGTGACCCGCAGCGCCGCTCAGTTCGTGAGGGTAGGGAACACTGACACGAACGTCGCCCATGCGAGCTTGGATGCGTGCGCCTTTGGTGTTCGAAGGTCCGATGTACTTGGTGACGATTGCTTGCATTTTGTTTTCCCTTGGATTCGTTGAGATTCGCTAGTGTTCGTTGCTGCTTAGAAGTACATGCCGCTGAAGATTCGTGCTGCGAGGATTCGCAAGGTTTCCCACTGGATCACTTCGCACAGTTCATTAGCTGCGTGGCGACTGCGGACTTCGTTAAGCTTGGTTGCTGTCTTGCTCATCCCGTTACTCCTTTGTGTTCGTTGCTGCGATGGATGAACTATAGCAAAGCGTTTTGAGTTGTACAAGTAGGTACAGCAAAAAGATTCGTCTGCCTGTCGAAAACACGCCACGGTCATTCCCAGGCAACCATTTTTAACCCTCGGTGCCCCTGTATCCCCCACGCCACGCCCGCATCACTAGAGGGATCACCACAGGCACCATCGCACCACTGGATCACCACAGGCCCTAAACGCCTGTGGATCACGCCTGATTCCGTGCCCGTCAGATAGCCCATCTGATCGAATCCGTTAAGAATCAATGGGTTGCAAGGGCAAGGCACACGGCGCGGCTCGAATCCCCCGCCAGACAGTACCCCCCATGCGCCTTTTGGAGGCCTTTCCAAAACTCCGGTAAAGCCTCAGCCGTTGTTGTTGTTGAGGATTGCTGAGTGGTGGCTTCCGCCCAAAACACAGACCCCCCCCCTAGGGTCCCCCGCCGGTCCCTAAACTGACCCGGCCCCTTTTCCTACAGGTACCCCCGGACCCCCGGAGGGTGCCCAAAGTTGTACAACATTCCCCCCACGCAACCCATGAAGAACGTCCACAAGTACCTGGCACACCCATGGGGCCGCGAGGTTTGGTTCACTCAGGACCCCAAGGCCCTAGCTGCCCTGGGCAAGAAGTTCAGCCTGAATACCGGCCCCGAGATCACCACGGATTCCATGGGCCTCTGTTGGGGCACCGCGACCCGAGTGCTCGTCATCTGGGTACGCCCAGGGGCTGACGTGTCCGTGCTCACCCATGAGTGCTGCCACGCGGCCCTGGACATCCTCGACTACGCAGGGATGAACCCGGCGCATTCCAACGGGGAACCCATGTGCTACACGCTCCAGCGAATGATTGAAGCGTTCGCACCCCATCTCCTCCCTCCTCCGGAAACGGAGACTTCATCTCAGAATTATTAAGGTGCCCTAGGGGCACACATCCCCAAGACCCCCATGGCACTCGAAACTGGTACATACATCTCGGACCTGGTAGCCGCCAACCCGGTAGGCTCCGATCCCATCGCATACGCAGACGATCACCTCCGTCTCATCAAGTCGACGCTCCTGGCTACCTTCCCCAAGGTCAAGGGAGCGGTCTCCGCTACGCACGAAAACCTGTCCAACGGGACCCCGGTGGGTCTCATCGCCATGTGGTCGGGCGGCTCGATCCCGGCAGGTTGGGCACTCTGCAATGGCCAAACAGTGGCTAAGGCAGATGGGTCGGGCAACATCACCACGCCCGATCTCCGTGACCGATTCATCGTCGGTACCGGGGGTTCCTATGGGGCAGGGACCACAGGCGGTGCAGCAACCATCATCCTCTCGGTAGCCCAGCTTCCCCCGCACAACCACCCCGCCTCCACGGATTCCCAAGGTAGTCACCAACACACTGGACAGACAACCACCAACGGGGATCACGTCCACACGATGCCGAACCTCGGCTCCGTGCAAGCTGGTTCGGACAACGGGGGTGCGAACGTACCGGTCAGTACCGGGTACGGCTCGAGCCGCTACATGTCCCCTACGGATCCCGCAGGGAACCACTTCCACACCTTTACCACGGACCCTGTAGGCCCTCACGCCCACAACGTGTCAGTGGGCAACACGGGCAGTGGCGCGGCCATCGAGAACCGTCCCCCTTACTACGCCCTGGCGTTCATCATGAAGATCTAAGCCATGGCCATCGAATCCGCTCAGTACCTCAACCAACTCGTCGCGGCGAACCCGCTGTCGACCGACTCCGTGTCCCAGGCTGACGACCATCTCCGGATGATCAAGTCAGTACTCCTCTCCACGTTCCCGAACCTGGACAGCGCGGTCACCGCCACCCCGGCCCAACTGAACAACCCGGTGCCCCAAGGGGCCGTGATCCTGTGGTCGGGGGCGCTCACAGCGATCCCCACGGGCTACGCGCTGTGCGATGGGACCCAAGGGACCCCGGATCTCCGGAACAAGTTCGTCATCGGGGCAGGGGACCAGTACGCTGTCTCCGCAATCGGTGGAGATGTTTCTACGGGCTTCAGTGGTGCTCACACGCACACTGAGAACCAGTCCACGGCAAACCTGCAGGTCTCCTCTCTCGCAGTCGCTGCGGGTGCTGGGCAGTCCGTGGTCTCGTCCGTGGTGTCCCAAGGTCACGTCCACACGATCAACCAGGTGGGCGACCACACGCACTCCTGCCTCCCTCCGTACCTGGCTCTCGCCTACATCATGAAACTGTAATGGCTAACCTCCCGCTGCGCCAACTGGGGGGCGTGGGGGTTATCACCGACGCTTCTCCGTATGATCTTCCGCCCAATGCCTTCTCGGCGGCAAACAACGTGATCTTCTCCGAGGGCCGCATCCGGCGTGCCCCGGTCTTCAAGCAACTCTTCAACCCGATCCGCTCGACGCTCTCGTACGATGCGGGCACAGGCTCCTACGATGCCAACTCGGCCCTCTACAACTCTGCGGAAGGCGGTAGCTCTAACGCTTCTCGCTTTGTCGGTAGCTACACCGATCCCACTGCCGGTGAGACCGTATTTGTGGCAGACAACGACGGAACCATCCGTGCCTACCCTGGCAATGTGATGTCCTTCCAGACCCCGACCACGGGGACTGTATCCAACGACAACGCCTGGTCTCACGCCCAGGTCGCCGGTCTGTCCTTCCTGGCCCGCAAGGGCATGCGCCCGTACGCTCGGAACATCAAGAGCGACTCCCAGTACTCCCTCATGGGCGGCGACTGGGTGGCCACGGACCAGGCGAGCATCGTGCGGGGCTTCAAGGGCTACTGCATCTGCCTCGGGATCAACAAGAACGGCACCGACTACCCCACGATGGTGAAGTGGTCGAACCCGCTTCAGTACTCCACGCCGGTCTCCGGTCTCCAATGGGACCCCGCGAACACGAACTACGTGGCCGGTGAGAATGTCATCGGTGACATGAAGAACCCGATCCGCGATGGTCTCTCCCTTGGCGAGGCCTTCATCATCTACTCCCAGAACCAGTTGTGGCTCATGGAGTACTCGGGCGACCTGAACGTCTTCAACTTCCGCAGGCTCCCCTTCGAGGGCGGCATCATCAACACGAACTGTGTGGTCGAGGTCGAAAGCAAGCACTTTGTATTTGGCGACAACGACATCTACGTCCATGACGGCATCAGCCGCCAGTCGATTGCAGATGGCCGCGTCCGTCGCCGCATCTTCAGCACACTGGACCGCAACAAGCAGCAGTTCTGCTTCGTGGCTCACGACTCCGTGTCGAAGCTACTGCACTTCTGCTACGCGACCTTGCAGGACGAGGCGTCCTTCGCGGGCACTCAGTTCTGCAACCAGGCCGCGACGTACAACTACAAGAACGACACCTGGTCCTTCATGGACCTGCCGAACATCGTCGGTGGGGCAGAGGCCAATGCTTCGCTCGTTAAGAACTCGTTCCCGGACGTCACGAACAGCTACACCCTGTTCAACACGGCCTATTCGAGCTTCTCGGGTGGCGGCACGCCGAAGCTGTCGATCATGCTCGGGGTATACGACCAGTCCAAGGGCCTGTCAGATTCCTGCGTGTATGCCGTCGACCTCCCGACCGTAGGCCTGGTGAACCTTCCAGCTAACACCGAGACGCTCAAGCCCGCCTACGTGGAACGCGTGGGGATCTCCCTGGATACCCAGGGCCTCCCGCTGCGTTCGTACAAGACGGTGCAGTGTGCGGTCCCGGAGTCGTTCTTCGACGACAGTACAGGTACGTTCACGTTCGAATTCGGCTCCTCGGATCTCCCGGAGCAGACGCCGAACTATCGGTCCAAAGCAACCTTCAACCCGAGCAGCGACTACAAGCTCGACATGATGGTCTCCGGGCGCTACCTGTCCTACAAGGTCAGCACCCCCTCGATCTCTAACTTCCAGATCTCTGGCATGGATGTCGAAGTCAAGTCGCTGTCCCGGAGGTAACCCATGGCAGTCACTTTCACCGTACCCCTTCAGAACTACGTCCGCGCAGCACAGCCCCCATTAAAGGGATCCGAGGCCCAGTGGCTTCAGGAAGAGCTAAAGAAGCTCGAGCGTTCGGTCGCCGCTATCAACGCGGCACTGACGCAACTTGCTGCGCGGGTCACGTAACCCTTTTAAATCGAGAGAGCAATGAAAAACTTCATGCGAATCGGAGTAGGCCTGGACACAGTGCCGCTCAACCTCGCAATCCAACGCCGTCCGGAGATCTGGAAGGCCGACACGTACCTGCGCGACTACCCCCAGGGGCCGTTCGGGCAGATCGAGTCGATCATCCTGCGCTTCCCTCCGCGCTCCGTGCATGAAACCGAAGAAGCCCTCAAGAAGCACCTCGAGAACTTCGACCAGCACGAGTGCGTTGACCAGGAGGCCTACAAGGCCCTCCCGGAAGCCCGTCCCATCGTCATGGGCCTCATGGCCCGCGTGGGCGGCGAACGCCTAGGGCGCGTGATCGTCAACAAGATCGCCCCTGGTGGTCGCATCTTCCCGCACGCGGATACTCCGGAACATGCCCAATACTGGGATCGCTTCCATGTGGTGCTCCAAAGCGCCCCTGGAGTGTACTTCCGCACGGGCGACGAGGACGTGTACATGGCCCCAGGCGAGACCTGGTGGTTCCAGAACGCCGAAGAGCATGAAGTGATCAACAACTCCCCCTGCGACCGCATCCACATGGTCGTTGACATTCGGACATCCAAGCCGTGATTACCTATTCAGTAGAGAAGTGGCGGGACATCGTGTCTGAAATGGAGGCCCTGTGGCCCGCTCATTGGCAAGAGGTCGCAATCGACCACGACACCATTAAGCTGGCCCCCGACTATCGGCAGTACGAAGCATTTTGTGATTCTGGGGCGCTACACATCGTCACGGCCCGCGAGGCCGGAAAGATCGTTGGCTACCACATCAGCATCGTCCGTCCGCACCTCCATTACAAGAACGACCTCCACGGCTTTACTGACGTCTATTACATCTCCCCGGAGCATCGGCAGGGGTGGACAGGCGTAAAGCTCTTCAAGTACGTGGAGAAGACCCTCAAGGCCCGTGGGGTCAAGAAGGTGTTCTCCGGGACCAAGTTGCACCTCGACATGGGACCGATCTTTGAGCGGATGGGTTGGCGGGAAACCGAGCGCCTCTTTTCCAAGGTCCTATGATCAAGTCAATCCTCAAGCTCCTCGCCCCCGCGATCTTCATGCGCTCGCATGTGGCCGCAGCGGCAGTAGGGGCAGCAGCAGTCGGTGCGGTCGGTAGCGGTATCGCCTCGAGCAATGCCGCCGATGCCCAAAAGTCCGCAGCCCAGGCTGCCAATTCCCCCTGGTCCGCAGCGCAGCCGTATATCAGCGGCGAGTTCCAAGGGTCCCAAGACGCGCTCCACAATGCCCTGGGCATGGGAACGTACAGCGGACCACGCGTAGCTGGTCTGAATCCCTACCAGACCCAAGGAGCCGATCAGACAGCATCCTACGCGAACGGTAACGGCATCAATACGGCAAACCAGTTCTACAACACTGGTATGGGCCTCACGCAGACGGGTTCGCAGTATGGCACCAACGCCCAAGGACTCCTAGCGCAGGCACAGCAGGACCCGACCCAAGGGTTCCTGAACTACGCAAACGGACTGGCGAACAGTGATATGGCCACGCAGATGGTCAACGCAGCCAACCGCGATGCCTCACGGAACCTGAACGAGTCGCAGCTTCCCTCGCTGGCTGTAACGGCCGCAGGAAACGGTAACACAGACTCCACACGTACCGGGGTGACCCAAGCGATCCTCCAGCGCAACGCTTCGGAGCAGATGGCCGACACAGCGGCACAGATCCGAGGCCAGCTTTTCAACACGGGCCTCCAGACGGCGCAGTCGCAGTACAACGCCAACTCGGATCGTGCGCTCACGGCGAACAACCAACTCGGCAACGCGTATCAGATGGGGTCCTCGGGTCTCCTCAACGGCCAACAGGCGAACGGCAACAACTTCGACCAACTCAACGCTGCAGGCGGCCTCTACCAGGGACAGGAGCAGGCGCAGAACAACGCCGCGATGCAGCAGTTCCAGGAGCAACAGTCCACCCCGCTGAACCTCTACGGTCAGTACATGAACGTGATTAACGGGAAATGGGGCGGTCAGCCAGTGTCGTCGGTAGGCCCTTCGACGGCTGCGGGTGCGCTCCAAGGCGCTGCCGGTGGTGGTCTCATGGGTTACGGCATCGCGGACAAGCTCGGTGGATACAGCAACACAGGTGGCACCAACTTCAACAACAGCGGCTTCACGATGCCTGGCGGCAACGACTACACCACACAGGCCACCACGGCCATGAACGCATCGCAGGCCCCCGCAGGTCTCAGCGCGTTCGGCTACTAAGGAGGCCCCAATGGCTTACTCGTTTGACATGCCTCCAGGCATTGACCCGCGCGATGATGGGTCCCACAGTCTCCCGGCGTACCTGGGGCAGGCACTGCAGTTCTACGGGACCGACAAGTCCACGGACCTGCCGTATTCCTACAGCTACCCGATGAACAACCAGGCCGGACAGTCGATGTTCGGCGGTGGTGCTCCCATGCAGCCCCCCGTGGCGCAGGCCATGGCTCCGCAGCAGGCCCCGCAGACTCCTGTGGCGCAAGCCATGGATCCGCAGGCCCCGCAGACGCCGATCACCCAGGCCATGGGCGGCTACCCTAACTCCGATGCCATCCAGGCGATGTTCGCAAACCAGGCGACGAACCCGTCCCTGTCGATGGACAACGGCCTAATTGCAGCAGGTTCCGCGATGATGGGTGGCAAGGACTTCAAGACGGGCATGGCTGGCGCAGGTAAGGCGTTCAATGACAACTTCGACTCGACGCTCAACCAGCAACGCGAACTGAACACGCCCAGGGTCACCCCGGTGGGCCAGGACGGCGCGTTCTCGATGGTCCAGATGCCTGGCCAGCAGCCGCAGGTTCTGCCGAACAGCCAGGTCCAAGACTACGTCCTGGGCAAGGTCAGAGCGCAGAAGATGCTCGAGATGAACAACAAGATCGGTGAGAACACCATGGAGGCGCAACGGGCCGCCATGAAGCAAGACCAGACGAACGGTAATGCTGCGATCCCGGTGCTCACGAACCTCCAGCAGTCTCAGGCGGGAATGGACGCTGCGCGGAACCTCACGGAGACGCTCAAGACCGACTCGAGCCGCGCTGGGTACCTCAAGGCTTACTCAGCGCTCCCTTCGATGGCCCAGCGTGCTGCAGCGGCGGTGGGTGGAGGCTCGATGGCGCAAGCGGCTGCGGACTACAACACTCTGAATAACGCCAAGATTGACGGCGCGAAGATGGAAGTTGCAGGCCTCAACGGCTCACTCAGTAATGACGAGTGGACCCGCGCAGTTGGATCGGTCCCGAGTCCCTCGGATTCCCCGGCTGTCTGGGATGCGTATTACGAGCGTGCCAACCCGATCCTCAAGAGCCGCATGGACTTCTATACGGGAGTCGTTAAGCGTGGCAGTGAGGCGGCAAACCGTCCGATAACCCCGTACGGCTCTAACGGTCGTCAGGACCTCGGTGTCCCGCAGGCCCCCGCAGCGCCTCAAGCAACCCCTACCAGGTCGTCCACCGGCGCTGGCTACCAACCCGTGCAGGTATCGAGCTTCGCGGAAGCAAGCAAGCTCCCGAGCGGCACGATCTTCACTGACCCCAACGGTAAACAAAGAAAGGTTCCTTAAACCATGGCAGATTCCTGGGACTCGTTCCCTATCGCAAGCCCGATGGACATTGCATTGGACGCAGAGGGTGCGAGTCCCCAGGACGCCGCAGTTGCCCGCAGCATCTATCAGCAAGAGTCCGGAAGCGGAAAGAACACGAAGACGTCCAACGCGGACGCCCACGGCGGGATGCAGATTATCCCCGCGACGTTTCACTCCGTGGCCGACAAAGGATGGGACATCAATGACCCCGTCGACAATGCTCGAGCAGGTGTCCGGTACATCAAGCAGTTGTCGGAGAAGGCCGGGGGTGACCCCGCGCTGACAGCCGCAGGCTACTACGGTGGCCCTGGTGCAATCGACAAAGCACAGAAGGGCATCGCAGTTAGCGATCCCCGGAACCCCAACGCCCCGACGACTCTCCAGTATGGCCAACAGGTCGCTGGTAGGATCGAGAAGGGGAACTGGTGGGACAACTTCCCGCTCGCTGATGCCTCTTCTGACGCGCCCACAGCGCCCCAGCAGGCCCCGCAAGACGCAGGCAATTCCCAGGTAGCCTCAGGTGCAGTACAGGCCCAAGGAGCGCCCTCTGGACAGCCTGCGCAAGCTGCTTCCGCCCCTGCGAACCCGGACCCTAACGGATACGGCGCACCGCCCCCGAGCGACAACACCCAGTTCGCGCTCCCGGGCCAGATGTCCCCGGCGCAGATCGCAGCCGAGCAAGCAGCCCAACAGCCGCAGAAGGGCTGGTTCCAACGCGCTGCGGACGAGGCCACCGACTCCCCCATCGAAGCCCTCGGTAACGCGGCTCACGGTGTGGTTGATGGCCTCACGTTTGGTATGGCCGACAAGGCCGGTGCAGCCCTCAACGCGGCGGTCAACTACCAAGATGGCGGCTCGTTCTCGGATCGCTACCATAACGTCCTTGGCCAAGTGCAGGACTACGAGGACAAGTCTCCGGCGTTCCTAACTGGCCAGATCGGCTCGGCCTTCGTGCCTGGTGCGGGTGACATCTCCTTGGTCAACAAGGCCATCGAAGCCGTTCCCACGGCCTCCCGTGCTGCCCGAGTGATGGCCGGTGGTGCCGCAGGGATGACCGAGGGTGCCGCACAGGTCCTCGGCCACGCAAACTACCTCGACGACGTCACCCCAGGGCAGCTTGCAACTGGCATGGGCCTCGGAGCGGTCGGAGGCGGGCTAGGTGGTGCCTTCACGAAGGCTACCGACAACCAACTCTCAAACTCGTTCCTGCTGAAGGCAGGCAGCGTCGAGGGGGGGCAGCGTGACGCCCAGATCCTCTCTGATCTCCAGGCGATGAACAGTCGCGCGACGCAGGAGGGCGCGAAGCTAGGCCCAGCCGATGCCAACGCACTTGCTCGCCGCTACACTCAGGAAGCTGCCGACCAGCTTCGCCAGATGCCGAAGACGGAGGACCGACAGACTCTCCTGAGCGCCCTCAACCGTGCCCGAGGTCTCAGCGACGACCAGATCAGCGCCCTGCGCCAACTCCCTAACGGTGATGCGGTGGCAGATGCGATCCAGATGCACCAGCGGACCCTTGCGCTGACTGCACCGACCCCAGCGAACCTGGGGAAGGTGGCCAGCCTCGCCCGCACGTTGGTCGACAACGGTGCTCTGCACGCTGTCTCCCATGTGGTCCCTGGTGGGAGCCTTCTCACGCTCGCCCCGGTGCGTCACTACGTGATGGGCGCGCTGCTCGGTGGTCGTGCAAACCGCACGGCGAACATCGAGTCGGCTCTGCAGCAAGGCCCCATGGCCCAGGCGTTCCTCAAGCGCTTCGGGCAGGGCACCGCTAACCAGAGCGCCCAAGGTCTCGCCCAAGCTGCGCAAGCGGCCCAAGCAGCCCGTGCAGCAGCCGCTACAGCCGGTCAGGACGCCCGAGGGTGGAAGCAGGGCGACAGCGCCTTCCAACGTGCCCAGCAAGCAGCCCAGCAGGCCCGCCAAGGGGCAGCAGCAGCAAACCCGTTCACCCCTGAGGCCCAAGCGGCAGCAAGGGACTACATGTTCCGCGCCCAACAAGCCGGACAGGCGAACCGTGCGGGTATGGCTCAACAGTCCCAGCAAGCCGCGCAAGCAGAGGCGTCCGTGGGTCCGCAGATGAACGCAACCCAGGCCAAGGCAGCACAGGCTTACGCCAAGCAGCAGGCCGAGCAGCTTGCGGCCCAGATCGGCCCTCAGGTCACCCCCGCTCAGCGTGCGGCGCTCCAAGCCCAAGAGGCAGCTAACGCAGCCGCGTCGAAGGAGTCCCTGAAGACCCAACTGGCGCAGAAGCAGGCCCTCGCGGACCAGTTCCACAGTGATCCGACCAACTTGCTTGGTATGTCGAACCAGTTCGGCCCTCCACGCAATGCGGATCAGATGTCCGAGTTCTCGAAGGTCATGCGGAGCCAGGCCGAAGCTGCCGCCATGGGTCCCCAGGCCCCAGCGTCCCCGGCTCTCCAAGCGGCCCAAAAGGCCCAAGCGAAGGCTGAGGTGGCTACTCCAGGCAACGTCGCGGTGTGGCGCAATTCCGATACGGACATCCCGGTCACGGTCAAGAACGTCGAGCCGCAGCCAGGCCCAGATGGGCGCACGTACGTCCGAGTCGATCACAACGGCCAGGAGACGTTCGTCCCCCATGATGAATTGCAACCAGCCAGCAAGGCCCAGAAGCAGTACATCACGGACCAGGCGAAGCAGCGCCGAGCGGCTGCGGTCACCAACGGCACGTTCGAAGGTCTCGACCCGACCCATGGGCGTCTCTCGGGGATGCTCCGGTATGCCGGTACGCCTGAGGCCCCCGTGTCGAACCAGGCCGCGCTCCCCGCGCTGCATGAATTGGCGCAGAAGCGTCCGGAACTGGCTCCGCACATAGCCGAACTGATGACAAGCGGCGGCTCGAAGGTAAAGGGCCAGCCGTTCTACGACATCCAGGCGGCAATGAAGGCCAAGTTCGGTGATCGAACGGCGCAAGCCCAGGCCGAGAAGGTCTCTAGTAAGGCTCCTGCAGGCCCGTCGCCCATCGCACAGGCCACTGGGGACATCCAGAGCGTTCCCGCGTGGAACTCGGCCAAGGAAAGCCGCCAGATCATCCAGAAGCAGGCCCTGGCGCAAGCCCAGGACCCTGAAGTTCAGAAGCTGGTGGCCAAACTGATCGACACGAAGAACGTGAAGACTGCTAAGGACCCCAACGAGGCCCGCCAAAAGGCATTCGATGACTTCATGAAGGGTGCGTCTACCGACCAGCAGATTGAAGCGAAGCGCGTTGCCGAAACTTTAATCCGCTACGGAAAATAACCCTTGAAACTCATCGACATTATCCACTTGCTGCGTGCCTTCGACCGTGTGTGGGAAGACGCAGCGCTCACAAACGAGGAAAAACTGGCATGTGGGGAGGAGGTCCTCTTCCAACTCCCCCATTCCCACCTCGTCCCAACCACCCAGGCGACCCTTTTGGCCGCTCAGAAGTCCATACGGACTCGCCTGGACACCATCGAGAAACCCAGTGTCGCAAGCACCGAAACCGGACGCTCGAAAGGGCCGAAAAAACCCGGGAAGTCACTTCGCGAAGCTGAGTCAGACGCCTGAAGGCCGCGCTCAGTTAGCTGAGTGGCGTTCCCGGAGAAAGACTACCCCCAAACGGCCCTTCGGGGCCAAGGCGGGGTGGACCAAACACATGCGCCAGAAGGTGTGGGCCTACGCCCATACCCAGGGCTTAAAACTACTGAAAACCATGGAAGAAAAAGGATACGTCCTCCCGAAGGATCAGTATGCCCGCGAGGCCATCGAAACCGTAGCTGCGGTGATGCACCTCGAGGACATCAGTCCGAAGGACAAACTAGCAGCAGCACGAACGCTGCTCGATTTCACACTGGCGAAGCCCGCCAACGAAACCAACCTGAACGTCAAGAAGGCGGAAGATTTCCTCCTCGACTTGGCGAGTGAAGTTAAGGATAGCGAATGAGTGTTGACGCCGTGCGAAAGCGGCTATTCGAGGACTTCGAATTCTATGCCAAGCACGCGCTCAAGATTCGAACGAAGGAGGGGGCCATCAAGCCCCTCGTCCTGAACGAAGCCCAGAAGATTTTTGTAGGCCGCTGCATGAAGCAACTCCAGGAGACTGGAAAGATTCGCGCAGTGGTCTTAAAAGGTCGCCAGCAGGGGCTGTCCACTGTAATTCAGGGGATGCTTTACTGGTGGACCTCACAACACCGGGCCATTAAGGCAATCGTGATTACGCACCAGAGCGAATCCACGAAGGCGCTTTTCACGATGACCCAGCGATACCATCAAGAGTGCCCAGAGATCCTCCGACCGCACACGAAGTACTCTTCCCGCAAGGAACTGTCGTTCGACATCCTCGATAGCTCATACATGGTCGCCACCGCAGGCGGAGAGGGCATCGGGCGGGGAGAGACGATTCAGCTTGCACACCTATCCGAGGTGGCGTTCTATCCACCAGCGACCGCACGCGAGAACGTCAACGGCCTGTTCCAGGCTATCCCGAACAACCCAGGCACCATGGTGTTCATCGAGAGTACCGCGAACGGGATCGGAAACCCATTCCATAACATCTGGACAAACGCCGTCGAAGGAAAGTCTGAATTCGAGCCAATCTTCATTGAGTGGTTCCTTCAGAAGGAGTACCGATCTCCGGTTCCCAAGGGATTCGAGCGTACGCCAAAGGAGCAGGAACTCGGCGACAAGTACGGTCTTGACGATGAACAACTCATGTTCCGCCGACACAAGGTCGCGATCAACGGGGAGGAGCTTTTCCAGCAGGAGTACCCCTGCCACGCCGATGAAGCGTTCCTGACCTCGGGCCGTCCGGTCTTCCACACCCAACAGATCCATGGATACCTCCAGACCGCTCCGGACATAAAGAGCCGCATGGAGTTGATCGGGGAGTCCTTCGAGGAGGCCCAACGCGGCGACCTCATCCTCTACCGCCTACACGACCCCGGTGAGCAGTATTACATCGGCGCGGACGTGGCAATGGGCGTCAAAGGAGGGGACTGGTCCGTCGCACAGATCCTCGACTCACAGAAGCGCCAAGTGGGCCTCTACCGATCCCAGGTGCATCCAGACTATTTCGCAACAGTGCTCGAGAAGCTCGGCTACTTCTTCAATACCGCCAAGCTCGCTGTGGAAAACAACAACCACGGCATTCTCACAGTCACCCGCCTCGGCAAAGACCTGGCGTACCCTGCACTCTATTTCGAGACTCACGTCGACAAAGAGACAGAGCAGGAGACCCAAGTCTACGGATTCCGCACGACTTCCAAGACCAAGCCTCTCATCATCGACAAGCTCCGCGCGTCGCTCCGTGAGAAGGATATTGAGGTCGTCGACAAGACTACCCTCCGCGAACTCATCACTTACGTGGTGACCGACGAGGGCAAGATGGAAGCGGAACCGGGTTGTCACGATGACTGTGTGATGTCCCTCGCACTAGCGAATTTCATCCACGAAGGTCGCTTTACTCCCGTTGAGAGTACAGATGACTTCTACATCGAAATGATTTAATGGCTAAGGCTTCCAAGAAGTTCAAGCCTGTGTCGGAATCGGAACTCAAGGCTCTCGTCGAGAAGTACTCCACCTCCAGTGTCGAGTACTACTCATCGAAGCTGTCCGACGAGCGCAAGAAGGTCATGGAGTACTACCATGGCGAAAAGCCCGCTCCTTCCCACGCAGGTAATTCGAAGTACGTCTCAATGGACGTGTTCGATGCGGTGGAGTCCCTCAAGGCTGTGCTCTTGGAGACCTTCAGCGCAGGCAACAAAATCGTATCGTTCGACCCGCAAACCGACGATGACGTCGAACCCATGCGGATCGCTACAGAGTATGCGGACTACGTGATCCACCGGCAGAACGACAGCTACGGCACGTTCGCCTCGGTGATCCAGGACGGCCTGATGGCCCGCACGGGCATCGTCAAGGTGTTCTGGGACAAGCGTGAGGAAGAGCAGGAAGAGGAGTTCAGTGACGTTGACGTCGACTCCCTCGAGATGCTCCAGTCCCAGGAAGACGTGAAGGAAGTGAAGGCCGAGCACGACCCGGAGACGGGCCTGTTCAGCGGCACCATCACGCGCCTGATCGACAAGTCCCAGGTCCGCTACGTCCCCATAGCACCCGAGGAATTCCTCATCACCTCGACGGCCCCGAGCATCGAGGAGGCCCACTTCGTGGCCCACCGGACCCGCAAGACGAAGTCCGAGTTGATCGCCATGGGCTACGACAAGGAGTTGGTCTACAGCGTCGGAACGAACGATGACGACGAGTTGTCCATGTCCCCCGAGCGGCTCGCCCGCTTCGAAGACATCGGCACCGGAGTGACCAACCTCGAGGAGGATCAGGACCAGGAGCAGACTGAACACGTGCTCATCACCGAAGCCTACATGCCAATCGACATGGACGGCACGGGTCAGGCGAAGCTGTGGAAGATCACGCTGGCCGGTACGGACGTCCTGCTCGACAAGGAGCAAGTCGACCGCAAGCCGTTCATCTGCTTCACGCCGCTGCCGCTCCCCCATGCATTCTATGGTGGCAACTATGCGGCCCGCGTCATCCCGACGCAGAACGCCCGCACGGTGCTCGTCCGAGGCATCCTGGATCACACGGTCATCACCAACAACCCGCGTCTCATGGTTGTCAAGGGTGCCGTGCAGAACCCCAAGGAACTCTTGGAGAACCGCGTCGGCGGCCTGGTCAACGTGTCGCGCCCCGATGGCATCCTCCCGATGCCGCAGTCGGGCCTGAATCCCTTCGTATTCCAAACGATCCAGATGTTGGACGAGGACAAGGAAGAGGTGACAGGTGTGTCGCGGCTGTCCCAAGGGTTGAACAAGGACGCGGTATCGAAGCAGAACTCGCAAGCGTCTCTCAACGACATGGTTAGCCTGTCGCAGCAGCGCGAGAAGATCATCGCCCGCAACTTCGCGAACCACTTCGTCAAGGAGTTGTACCTCGAGGTGTACCGCCTGGTGCTCATGAACGAGAAGCAGACGAAGGTGGTCCGCATCGCTGGCAACTTCGTGCAGGTCGATCCGACGGAATGGTCGGAAGAGGTGACATGTACCGTCGAACTGAAGCTCGGATACAACGAGCAACAGCAAGAGGCGATGAAGTTCCTCACGATCCACTCGACGCTTGCCGCTGACCCTGGTAACGCACGCCTCTACACCGAAGCCAACCGATACGCCGTGTTCAAGACTGCCCTCGAGAAGACGGGCATCAAACAAGTCAACCAGTTCCTCACCGATCCGAAGACCCTGCCGCCCCCGCAGCCTGACCCGTTCAAGGTCCAGGAGATGCAGTTGGAGCAGCGCAAGGTCCAAGTCCAGGAGTCCGTGGCTCAAACCTCCGCGAAGAAGACCGACCAACACGCTCAGATCGAGATGCTCAAGCTCCAACTGGAGAAGATGCAGATGCAGATGGAGCAGGTCATCAAGGGTCGCGAGGTGGATGTGAAGCAGTTCGTGGCCGAGTCCACGGCAGCGCTGCACACCCAAGAGCTTCACCTGGCCGAGAAGGAGATGGAGAAGAACCCGCCGCAAACCCAAGCGGTTCTCAGGACCTAAATGGACCAAACCCTAATGCTCCAACGCGGCACTGCTGCCGAGGAGCTTCTAGCAAACGAGGCGTTCATCACTTCGGTGAACGAACTCTACAACCAATATTTCGCCGAGATCACTGCAAGCGACCTGAACGCCAAGGAGTTGCGGGAGAACCGCTTCTTCCAGCTTCGGGCGCTGCAGGACATCACGAACGAACTTCGGAGTTGGGTCACGCAAAAAGACTCGCTCCTTTCCCCCACTGAAGAAGAGTAAAACACATGACGACCACCACCCAATCGGGCGTGGCTGATGCTGCGCCGTCATTCGAAGCATTAGACGAAGCTGACGCAGCAAACGAATTTCTGAACCGATGGAGTGAAGAGGACCCGGCAACGGCATCCGAAGACCCTGAGGACGAAGACCCGAGCGACGAGGATGATGAACCAGTCGATCGGGAGGAAGCCGAAGAAGACCCAGAAGAAGCAGAGGAATCCGAAGAGGACCCTCAAGAGGCCGAGGAGTCGGACGAAGAGCAAGACGAAGGCGAAGAAGCCGAGGAAACCAAGCCCAAGAAGGGCAAGGTTCTCGACGACGATGCTGTGGTCAAGCTCAAGGTCGACGACAAGGACCTCGAGGTATCCGTGAAGGATCTGAAGCGCCTTTATGGTCAAGAGGCGGCACTGACGCAGAAGTCGCAGCAAGTCGCGGCCCAGCGCAAGGCAGTGGAAGAAGCAAACCAGAAAGCGGCAGCGCAGCTTGATCGCCTGCACCAGAAGGCACTGGCCCGATGGGAGCCGTACGCGAAGATCGACATGCTCGTCGCATCGAAGCAACTGGACGCTGATTCTTTCGCAGCCCTTCGCGCTGAGGCCCAGGCAGCCTACGAGGAAGTGCGTTTCATCACCCAGGAAGTTGACCAGTTCGTTGCAACTGCGAACGATCAACGCCAGAAGCAAGTCAAGGAAGCGGCGACCAAGGCCGTCGAGTACCTCTCGAAGAACGTCAATGGGTGGAACCCGAAGACGTATGAAGAGGTGCGGTCGTATGCGGTCTCCAAGGGAATGCCCGAGCATGTAGTCAACGGAGTGGTCGATCAGTTCGCTCTCGAGATGATGTACAAGGCAATGAAGTTTGACCAGGCCAAGTCGGTCGTGACCAAGAAGGTCAACAAGACTCCCGCCAAGGTCCTCAAGCCCAACAAGGTTGTCTCCTCGTCGGCCAACAAGGTCGACACCACCACGAAGCTCAAGCAGCGCCTGGCGAAGTCGGGATCCACCGAGGACGCTGCGGACTTGTTCATGGCTCGCTGGTCTTAACCCAACACTCTCAAGTACCCCAAGGGCCGCACACACATCCTCGCGGCCCTCACTCCATCTTTAGGAATACACACAATGAGCAGCACTGCATTCAAGACGTACGATATGGTCGGCGTGAAGGAAGATATTTCGGACGTGATCTCGAACATCAGCCCGACGAATACCCCCTTCCAGACGTTGGTGAAGACCGAATCGGTCCACAACACGTTGTTCCAGTGGCAAGAAGACAGCCTCGCGGCAGTCGGTTCGAACGCTGCAGTTGAAGGCGCAGATGCTTCGGATAGCGCAATGAACGCTACCACGATGCTGTCGAACTACACGCAGATCCTCACGAAGACGGTCCGCGTGTCCAACACGGCTGACAAGATCAGCACCTACGGTCGCGCCAAGGAAACGGCACTGCAACTCTCGAAGAAGTCGGCAGAACTGAAGCGTGAACTCGAGTACGCACTCATCGGTACGGCGCAGAACGCTGCGGTCGGTAACGAGACCACGGCACGCAAGTTCGGCAACGTGTTCGGCACGGGTGCCACGGGTGCAGCGCTGATCGACGCGGGCAACGTGATCGACCACACGGCAACCCCGGTTGCTCTGTCGGAAAACGACATCCTGACCGCGAACCAGAAGCTGTATGAAGGCGGCGGCGAAGCGAAGATCATGATGATCAAGCCGGGTGACTCGCTCACCGTGGCAGGCTTCACGGCTGCTGCTGGCCGTACGCGCTTCTTCGATGGCTCGGCAGACAAGACGGTCGTCAACGTGGTCGATCTGTACGTCTCGCCGTTCGGTGAGCAGAAGGTCGTGCTGAACCGCTTCATGAAGGCCGACTCGGCACTCCTGTTCGCTCCGGAGTACTGGAAGATCGCTGTGCTGCGTCCGTGGACCCGTATCCCGCTCGCAGTGACCGGCGATGCGAACCGCACGCAGTTGATCGGCGAGTTCTCGCTGAAGCACCTGAACCAGAAGGCGTCGGCTGCAATCCGTGGCCTGACGGGTTCGAACGTCACCATCGGCCAATGACCGGCTGAGTAACACCTCGGGACCCCTTCGGGGGTCCTCCAGATTCCTTTACAGGGGCTTCCGTCCACTCTCGCGGTGGCCCCTCTTTTTCTTCCATGCAAAAGACCTGCACCAAGTGCGGGGAGACACATCCGTCAACCAGCGAGTTCTTCTACAAGGCCTCAGCTAACCGCGACGGGATGACTAGCGAATGTAAGCCGTGCTTCAACGCCAGAAACAAGGCGTATGCGTCCCTAGGCACGCCTAAACGGCTGCGCAGGATGTACGCGTACAAGCAGCATGACATCAAAGCGGGCAGGGACAACGACCTTACCGGTGAATTCTTCTTAAAGACCACCGAGGAGCCTTGTACCTACTGTGGCACTACCGCTGATATTCGCGGCCTCGACCGCCTCGATAACTCCCTCGGACACCTCCAGTCCAACGTGGTCTCCTGCTGCACCGAATGTAATCGAGTGCGCAGTGACACGTTCTCCCCCTCAGAGATGAAGCTCCTCGGAGCGACCATCGCCCACATCCGATCCCTCCGCAATGCTGAAACTCGATAACGGCGTGTCTGTAGACGTCCAGTCCAACACAGACGGGCACATCGTCACCACACATCAAACCATCCCCGACTCGCTCCTCAAGGACCTCGCCGACAAGCGCCTTGCCTCCCACAACGTGCGGGAGCGCGAAATGATGCACGTAGCCTCCATCCCTGCGGCCCTCGTAGACAAGTGGTACCGCGATGGATATGACGTGTTCCAGGAGCCGATCAAGAAGACCGTGGCGAAGCTCAAGAACGAGAACCTCGAGTACTTCCTCGCCACCGAAAAGGCTATCTAAGACATGAACCTTCTACAACTCCGCACGAAGCTCGCAGCGATCCTGAACCGAAACGACGCAACCACGGAGTTGCTGAACGAGTTCCTCGGAATGGCCCAGACGCGTATCGAGCGCACGCTCCGCATTCCTGGCATGGAGAAGATGATGATCACCCAGGGGACCCAAGACGTTCCCTCGGACCAGATTGTCCTCCCTCCCGATTTCCTCAGCATCAAGTACCTCTACAGTGACTGCGGTCTCATGGAGACCAGGGACCTCGGGCACTTCCTGAGGCTCCAAATGGCCCCCGGGGACCCAAGGTACTACGTGCGTGTGGGCGGCTCCCTCCTCATCAAGCCGACTCTCCCTGCGGGCCACCAGACCACGATGGTCTACCACGCAGCGCAGCCTCCCATGGTTGCGGACACGGACGAGAACCTCTTCGGACAGATCGCTGCTGACCTCCTGATCTACGGTGCCCTTAGCTACGCGACGGACTACTTCGTCGACGACCGCACGGCCACGTTCGAAGGACGCTTCAACCAACTCTATGACGACCTGGACGAGCAGGCCCGCATGACTGACATGGAGCAGTCGGCAATGGCCGTCTCTCCTGCCTACAACACGGACTACTGATCAACAGATGACCACCTCCTTCTTTTCGGGCACCAACGTGGCCCCGGAGGCTGACTCGACCAACGCACTGATCGACAACCTCACGTCTCAGGTCGCCACGGTTACCGCAGCGAACTCCCAAGCCCAAGCGGCAGCCGTGCAAGCCGAAGCCTCCGCGAGCAACGCCGCGATCTCCGAGACCAACGTGTCGTCCCTGGCCCAGCAGGCAACCACCACGCTGAACCAGGCCCAGGCTGCTATCGCTACGGCGAACACCGCAGTGGCCTCGACGAACGCTGCGGTAACTGCCTCGGCAACGAACGCCAACACGGCAACGACCCAGGCAGGCATCGCGACGACTCAGGCCACAGCCGCCTCGACGAGCGCGACCAACGCGGCCACCTCGGAATCCAATAGTGCCGCCAGTGCAGCAGCGGCACTTGTAAGCCAGAACGCTGCGAAGACGTCTGAGAACAACAGCGCCTCGAGCGCCTCGTCTGCTTCCGCTTCGGCATCCTCAGCATCGACCAGTGCCACCACGGCAACCAATCAGGCATCCTCAGCATCTACAAGTGCAGGGGCTGCTTCGTCTAGCGCCGCAGCGGCCTCGACCAGCGCCTCAAGCTCGGCCACTCAGGCGACCAATAGTTCGAACAGTGCCTCAGCTTCGGCCACTTCGGCGTCCCAAGCCGCTACCAGCGCGACCAATGCTGCTAACTCGGCTACCGCAGCCGCCACTTCGGCAACGAACGCCCAGAGCATCCTTTCGTCGGTTGTCGGCAAGAACCGGATCATCAACGGAGACTTCCGAGTCAACCAACGGGCCTACGCAAGTGGGGCCGCAACGACCGGAGCCAATCAGTACACTTTCGACCGTTGGCGCGTGGTCGTGAGTGGGCAGTCCTTAACCTTCGCAGCGTCTGCCAACGGTAACTTGGTCACGGCCCCCGCAGGGGGCATGGAGCAGGCTATCGAGGGCAACAACATCGAAGGGGGGACGTTCACGCTCTCATGGACCGGCACGGCTGCCGCTACGGTCAACGGGTCTGCTGTAGCGAAGAACGGGCAGGTGACTCTAACGGCGAACACCAATGCAACCGTGAGGTTCTCTGGGGGCACCGTGGGCCTCGTGCAACTCGAAGCAGGCACCGTAGCGACCCCCTTCGAACGCCGTTCGTATGGCTTGGAACTCGCGTTGTGTCAGCGGTATTACGAGACTGGTGTCGAACCGTTTACCTATATGTCGGGGCTTACAGGCGTAACTTCCGCGTATGGAACAGTCCCCTTCCTAGTACAAAAACGCACAAATCCTACGATGGTGCTTACCGGCTGGAAATACTACAGCGGCGGCTCAGACGTGGTTTTCACACCTACTAGCGTGATGGGAATGGTGAGCACGTTCACGTGGCAGGGACTCGGGCTGACTAGCTGGTGCGGGTGGGACGGTGCGGGAACTTGGACGGCCTCAGCGGAACTCTAAACGATGGCCTACACAATCAATCAACTCGGGGGAGTCGTTAGGGACTCCGATGGAGCCTTCATCCCCCAAGACGAAGCCAACTCCGACTATGTCGCCTACCTGCTCTGGGTCTCCCAAGGCAACACAGCGACTCCCTACAGTCCCCCTCAGCCTACCCCCACGGCCCTCCAGGCCCTCCTAACGTCCACCGTACAGTCCATCATGGACGCCAAGGCCCAGTCGTATCACTACGACGACCTGACCACGGCTGTGACCTACGCAGGCGAACCCTCGGTCCCTAAGTTCCAACAGGAAGGCCAAGCGTTCCGTGCGTGGCGGTCTCAGGTATGGAACACGGCCTACAGCATCTTGGCTGATGTCCAGGCAGGGACGCGCGGGTTCCCCACGGTCTCTGAGGTCCCTGGGCTTCTCCCTCCGTTCCCGCTGGATTAACCCTCGACTAACGCCATGCAATACCTATGGAACCTCCTGGTCTCTCTGGACCAGTTCGTGAACACCGTGGCGGGTGGAGACCCCGACGAAACCATCTCGAGTCGCGCAGCGAAAGCTGAGGCCGAGGGGAAGCGTTGGGGCTGCATCCTCTGCGGTCTCCTCGACAAGATCCAGAAGGATCACTGCAAGCGGTCCTTGGAACCCGACGAGGGCGCAAGGGCCATCATCCCCGATTAAGCCTCACAAAGGATTTAAACATGACATGGTGCGACGAAGCACTGAAACTTATTAAGCAGTTCGAAGGATGCAAGCTAAAGGCTTATCCGGACCCTGCGACTGGTGCCGCACCATGGACCATTGGCTACGGCGCAACGGGACCCAAGATCGGCCCCGCAACCGTGTGGACCCAGGTGCAAGCCGACCAGGATCTCCTGGATCGCGTGGAGGCCCTTGGTGCCCACTTGGACTCCGTGGTCAAGGTGTCGCTCTCGGACGAAGAGAAGGCCGCTTTGTGCTCGTTCTCGTACAACGTGGGCACGGGCAACTTCGATCACTCGACGCTGCTCTCCCTGTTGAACGAGGGCAAGGTCGAAGAGGCAGGCCACGAGTTCCCGAAGTGGAACAAGGCGGCAGGTAAGGTCCTCGCGGGCCTAGTCAACCGGCGGTCTGGCGAGATGGCAGAGTTTTTTCTCGGACTCAAGGAGGTGGCAGCATGAGTTGGTCAGCAATCGCAGGTGCCGTAACTAGCCTCGCCCCGACTATCGCATCGGCCATCGGTGGCCCCTTGGCAGGAACAGCGGTCACAGCCCTGGAGAAGGTCTTCGGCCTCACTCCGGGTTCCAACGACCCCGTGGAGCAGCGCCAGGACGCTGTGGCGCAGGCGATCTCTGGGGCCACCCCGGAGCAGCTTGCAGCCGTGCGGAAGGCCGATCAGGACTTCCAGGTGGCCATGGCCACGCTGGGGTTCAAGGATGCAGAGGCCCTCGCGGCGCTCCGCGTCCAGGACGTGGCCGGTGCTCGCACCATGCAGACCTCCACGCGCTCCTGGGTCCCACCGATCCTTACCCTGGTCATCACCCTCGGCTTCTTCGGCCTGGTGGCGGGGATGATGTTCCTCAACACCCCGGACGCCAACAAGGCGATCCTGTACAGCCTCATCGGCTCCCTGGGCACCGCCTGGCTGGCCACCATTCACTTCTGGTTCGGCGACACGAACTCGAGCAACGACAAGACGGCGATCATCGCCAAAGCCCAACCGATTGAGTAATCATGGAAGACAACATCGACAGCCGCGTGGCGAAGCTGGAGTTCCGCATGGACGCACAGGAGCAGAAGACCGAGGACCTCGAGGACTCGCAGGAGGACTTCGGGGACTCCCTGAAGGCCATCGAGAAGGTCCTGCTGCAGATCAAGTGGGCACTGTACGGCGGAGGCATGGTGTTCGCTGTGAACGTCCTGGGCCTCAAGGAAGTGATCACGAAGCTCGTCCTTCACTGATCCGAGTTTACGTAATAGAAGTTATCAATTCTTCGGACCAAAAGAAAAGTCCCGCCGAAGCGGGCTTTCCCGTGTCTAGCCAACCCCTACGCTCACTGGCCCTAGGAAGCTTCGAGCGGTCGTCACATGCGAACTTGAGGAGGGCACATGTGTCGCTCTCATTATAGCCAGGATAGCGCCCGCAGTGAAAAAATACCCCCTCGGGAACCCATTACGGGAACCTTGAGGGGGTCTTTTTCGACTTCAATTGTTGACGAGTGTGGCTCCGCAGGTGGCCGCGCAGAGCTTCAGGGACGAGTTGCACTGGAGCTTCTGGATCCCTGGGGTCAGAGGATTGGACGACAGGCACTCGTTGTAGGCGTCCGAGCAGTGCATGGAGCACGAGTGGTCGGCGTAGCGCCAGTCGAAGTCAGGGGTCGCACAGGCCGAAAGGATGCCAGCAGCGGTCAGGAGGGTGAGGATCGTTTTCATTTGTCTGTTGTTTGAGTGTGTAACGCAAGGCTTCGATTTAGCGCTACTCCTACCGAACGCTAGGCTGTGGATAACCGGCCTGTGGATAACTCTCTAGCGTTACAGAATACTCGCAGGCCCTTAGTCTAGCGAACGGTGGGAGTAGCGCTAAAGGACCGTAGCGAACGGTACGAGTAACGAAACAATACTTTTAATATCTAAGTTAACAATATGCGTGGACTCGTCCCAGGAAGATGCGGTAGGAAGCTGTCAGCCAAGTCCGGGACATCGGAGACTGCCACCTTAGTCCTGAGGACGCCAGCCTCGGGATCCCATACGAATCCGTCCCCAGGGATAATCTCGCAGTCCACGAAGGCCTCTGCGTTCGTCTGGGAGCCTCGTATCGCATCTGCAACCCCGTCGACTACCTTCCGAAACTTCGCGGGCACGTAATCGATAACCACCGTGCAGAGCACTCGGGTACCCATGCGGACGTCCATGCGCTCCCTGGCCACGTAGGTGCTGCTGCGCGTGCCCTTCCCTACGGCAACCACCCGTAGCAGCTTGTACGTCTCCAAGGTCTTCAGGGACGCGGTTACGGTGGTCTGGGACATCCCAGTCATCTCCGCGAGCCTGCGCTGGCCGGGCCAACTCTCACCTGTCTCGAAGTCCGCGTGGGCTTTTATGGCCTGCCACACCCCAAAGGCGCTCATGCCAATCTGCGCTGCCAGCCCAGAGGCAAACAGGTCCCGCTGCATGGTCTGGTATGTCGTGTCGATCTTGGCCTGGGACATCATCAGTAGCCCTCTTCCTCGGCCCTCGCGATCTCACGGTCCACTGCTTCCTCAAGAACCCGCGCCACGAAATCCTTCTGGTTCTCTATCCGCTCCCACGCCTTCAGGCTGGCGAGCTTCGTCCGAATCCGCTTAGGGATCTCGAAGTTCACTTTCACAACTTCGTCTTGTCCCTCCCACGGGCGTCGGCGGGCTTCTACCAAACTCAACAGACCTTGCTCCATCACACCCTCCCCTTGTTGATCCGTGCAACCCGTTTGTCGACCTCAGGCCCCAGGCAGTCGATGATGATCTCGGTCATCGTCACGCCCTGGAGGCCCGCGAGGATCTTCAGCCGCCGATGGAGGTCCGTGGGGATCCTCAGGTTCATCGGCTTCGTGTCGATCTTCTTCGGGACGATCTCGACGATGGCCTCAAAGTAGTTCGTCAATACCCCGTGCGGAGCGTCCACAGCCTCGCCAACGGGCTGCTGAGTGGTCGTAGTAGCCACGGCGTTCCTCGTCACCTCCTCGCGCATCCTGGCTACCGCAGAGTCGTCCACGGGCCTAGGGGGCAGCGCGGGGCCTTTGATGTTCGGACGGTCATGCTTCTCAGCCATTGAAAATCTCCTCGTAGAGCGCGGTGAGTTCCTCGACGGCCCGGGGATCCTTCCGCTTCAGTTCGGTCACCGCCCTGCCCGTCTTCGACGAGTCCCGGAAGGCCTGGCGGTTGATGATGGGCTTCGAGACCCGCTTGAAGTAGGCCGCGAGGCCGTCCAGCATCTCCGTGGAATCCCTCAGGTCATTCTTCGCAGCCGCCGGGACGTTGTTCAGGACCGCAAGGATCCGTGTGTCCGGACGGTCGGTCTTCAGCTTGCTCGCGAGAACCAGCATCGGCTCGAGGCCCGAGGTGTCGAACTGACCGATACCCACGGGGATGACTATGACGTCCGCTGCCATGCAAGCGTCGACCATCTCCACGCCCCGCCCTGCCGGTACGTCCACAATCACGACTTCGTAGGCTTCCCTGTGTGCGACCAGGTCGGCGTACACCTTACCTTGCCCCATGGACAGACTGATGTGCGCCAAGCCTTCCTCTCCGCGACGTGTGGTTCCCCAGGTGTAGCTGTAACGACCGCGATTCCCATCGACATCCGTATCGACTAGCAGAACGCGATGCCCCTTAGAAGCGACGAATCCAGCCAGGTTGGTGGAGATGGTGCTTTTCCCAACTCCCCCTTTCTCCGTTGCAACTGCGATCAGCATGTGGCCTCCTTCCTTGGTGTCCAAAAATCTTAGGTGATCACGTTCCGTGTGTAAAGACACGTTTCTTTACATCTTTACAGCCGGGTAGGAAAAAGCCCCGACAGAGCGGGGCACTGATCACTTCACCTTGGTGAACCTATCGATCACCGCATCGGCCATCTCGTTTGCCGCACGGTCCAGAAACACCTGCA